ATGGTGACGAACTACCGATGTTCACTTCTCGTGGATATATAATATACCGGAATGGTGACATCAGTCAGATCAAGCAACCACCTATCAGACTTCCTATCCGAAAGATGCGTCGCGATGATAGAGGTACTTTATTCAATGTGACCACCAAACCGGCGAACCAGAGTGCCACAGGTGAGGTGTGTACGGTTACCAGGGTGCCGATGGTGAAAGGCTTCTTATGATTGGAAAACACTACGATCTGAAGCACTATAATTGTGCTCATTTTGTAGCTGAGTGGTATCAACGACTCGGGATAGAAATACCAAAAGAGGGAGTTTTCGAACTCTCTTTTTTGGTCTGGATGAGGAAGCATTTCACCAGAGTCAAGACCCCAGTTGATAATTGCCTGGTTCTCATGACTATAGGCGGTGACCGTCATATCGGTGTCTATGCTGATTACGGTGTCTATCACAACTACAAGATAGGGAAAAAACACGGGTCAGTGGTACACTGGGACATAGGTGTAATTAACAGAAACTATGATGAGGTTACATACTGGGTATGGTCACCATCCGATACTACAAAGACCCCCTGACTGGGGAGTTCACAGAGCACAAGCACGAGCGGGTGATTGACTTCATTCGCTCTAACTTTTTCACCAGAGACGATATCCTCGACCTTCGATTCTTCAGTATGGAAGTGCTCGGTGAAGAGTTAACTGAAGAGTACCTTGACGTAGATGAAGGTGTAGTCGCGATCACTCATGATAGCAAATTACCCCGCACTCCTGACATGTGGATATATGCAGCAATCGCGATAGTTACTGCCGTCGCTACTGTGCTGCTGATGCCGTCTGTGTCTGTCCCTAATCAAGGTAACCAGTCACAGCAGTCCGCAACCAACTCATTGGGGTCCACACAGAATGAGGCAAGGGTTGGTCAGCGGATCGACGACATCTTTGGTTACGTGGCAAAACACATGCCGCCACTTTGGCAAGTACCCTATCGCGTCGGTGTGAATAACGAAGAGACTGAAGTTCTGTTACTGTGCCTCGGTCGTGGTAGGTATCAAACCTGGGAAGACCGGTGGTACGACGGTAACACCAGGCTCATCGACATCCCTAACGCACAGCTCAGTAAGTACGAACCGGGCACATGGCCGGGTAATGGCACACCGTCATTCCAGATTGGTTCAGATATCAATGAGAAGATAGGTATTTACCGTCAGTCCAACGATCTGAACCCAGCTGAATTACTCCCACCGAATGACCTCGATAACTCTCTTGGTGCGAAGTGGTCAATTACAGGAACCACGTTGACACTGACTGAATCACCAGAAGGTTTCTCGATGACCGAGAGCTTTACTGTAGGTTCGTTGGTGGAACTGACCGACTTTTATTATCTCGGTCCAGCAACAAGTAAAATACTATACAGTGCAACAGTACCTTCTGGTCACACGTTTAATGGTGGACAAGATGTTGTTGACCTTGGTCAAGTTCAGTACACTGTGACTGACGTTACCAGCACCACACTCACAATATCAGTACCGCCTGATGCACCAGCAGAAGTAATTGCAGCATGGGCAGCGATGAGTGGGTATGTTGTTCCTGAAAAATACGCATATGTTTATGGTCAGGTCGGAGTCGACCTTTATACGACAGACGAATTGATTTATACGAGTACCTGGTATTCTGACATAGAAAAAACACTGATGGTGAACACAACTGTGTCGACAGCGATACCTCTTGCTGCAAAACCGTTCGACGGTTACATAGGGCCGTTTAACGTACCTGCTGATGCTGACGAGATAATTCTTAATTTCGTCAGCGCGAATGGTTTTTATAAACTGGTAGAAAACCGTGAGACCAGAATATCTGCGAACATAGAGGTGTTTGTTGAGGAATTAGACAACTCTGGTGTTCCGACTGGGAACAGCACAGTTTATCCCGTGGTCTACTCAAGCAACAACAGTGTTCGTAAGTCGGTATTCCAGACAAAACGGATTGTGCTCTCATACGAAAAAAGTCGAGTGTCCGCTCGCAGAACCACTGACCGCGATAAAACAGATAAAGTCAGTAACGTCGATATCGTTGAATGGCGTGACTTCTACTCCTTCGAAAACGTCAGTGGTCTTGACCTCGGTGATGCCACCCTTGCTCACGTTGTGGTCCCGAGTAACTCCCAGTCTCGATTGATTAAAGAGCGCAAGCAGAACGTCGATGTTGTCCGGTTGATTACGGAATACCAAGGTAACGGAGTATTCGGACCAACCGAGTCATTCGCGTCGGATAATTTTGCTCAGGTGCTCATCCACATGTCACTGGACCCGTTCATCGGACGCCAGTCGCTGGAGAATATCAACGCCGACGGCTGGTTACTGCTTTCCCAACAGATAGAGAATTACTTCGGGTCACCGAATGCTGTCCGTTTCGGTTACGACTTCGACGACACCCAGGTCACGTATCAGGACAGTTTTGTCCAGGTCGCTCAGGTAGTGATGTCAAAACCGTATGTGCAGAATGGCGTCTATGACTTATCGTTCGAGCGCACACAGAATACCTCGTCAATGCAGATCACCTGTCGCAACAAGATGCCCGGTACTGAGGTCAGAGAGGACGTATTCGAGCGTGAGTACGATGGCGTGGAAGTCACCTGGCGCGACGAGATAAGTGGTGTCAGCGAGACATTCTATGTACCGGAGGACCGGTCGGCAACGAACCCAGACCGTATCGACCTCAACGGCTGCATCACCCGTGAGCAGGCTTACAAGTTTGCCTATCGAGTCTACAACCGGCAGATTTACAACCGCTACAACGTGAGTTTTGATGTGGATGAGTTCGGTCGCAACATTATCCCCGGTAAGCGGATCGACTCACCGGACGGCACCCGATTTGTGGTGAGACCAGATAGCACTGACGGCTACCGTGTGTTCGATGGTGAGGTGGTCGAGGTGAACGGTCTGCTGGTTGAATTATCTGAACCAGTTGTGTTTGTAGACGGTGAAGACCATTACGTTACTTTCACTAAGAGTAACGGTGATAACAGTGACCCAATCCTCTGCACCCAGGTAGACGACTTCACTATCGCTCTCAGTGAACTCCCTGCTGAGGCTATCTATGATGGGTACAGTCAGGACCGGACTAAGTTCGTGTTGGTGTCTGAGCAACTGAGGGAGTCTATCGCTATACTGCCGGAAACCATCGAGTTTAAGATAAACGACAATGGCGCTGAGACGAATACGGTAAGTGCAATAAACTACGACAGCAGATATTACAAGAACGATTTTGATGTTGTTGGATAAGAAAGAGTGTTCTGATAAGAAGAAGGGGCCTTGAGCCCCTTTAGTTTTTATTGTTTGATATATTCATAGTGGACTACTTGTCCATTGATTACCATGTTAACCGGCCAACCGGTGTCTGTTGTCATGTACAACCCTAGTATGTCTGTTCCTGGGATTTTACCTGAAAACATGTAACAATTTAATTGAACAATGTAAGTCTGGTTACACTCTTTCTCCAAGCAATAACTTACTGCGTCATAAAATTTCATCACTCTTCTCCTTTGTTACCTACTACGTTCACAGTCAGACCGTAGTGGTCTCTTATGTCGTCTCGACACCTCTCCCAACCACTCGATGGTATTTCTATCGGCATGTTTGGAAACCGTAATAATACAGCTGACTTAATTTCATCAAACATTGAAGGGAACTGGTGTGTCCAAATCGGACGACTCATGACCCATTCAGCTGCTTCGTGTACTGTTGAAAAATCAACCAGCAGAACACCTGTTGTCAATGAAGCAAGTGCAGCCGGGTCAATGCACTTTACTGTTTTACTCATCACTCTTCTCCCTCGTTATCTTCAACTTCCATCAAAAGCGGATCGACCAGTTTACGGGCTCGCTCCACATAATAACCGATATCAACGTTACTCATATCGAGACCGGCGAGTCTGTTGCACACAGTGACACGGTGACCAGCCTCGACCCCAGTACGGCGGATAGGTGGTTCAGGTGTCGGTGGTTCACACTTCTCCCAGCGACTACTCGGTTGCTTGCTCGCCATCTTGTGAGCACCGGTAGTCACGTGCCGCCAGTGGTTACCCATCTTCCACTTCTTCACCTGGTCAACGGTAGGGTCCATGAGCTTGATGAGGTACCCACCATCCTTGCTCACGTAATACCTGGTGACTCGGATGAAGAAGAAAGGGCTATTGGTTGCAATAGGTTGGGAGATTCCTCAATTAATCAATGAAATGAAATATTCTGTCATGCACGACTTCGATGGGTGGAATACACAAATTGGTTTCGTTGTTCAATTTCTGCTTCTGCCTGTGCTACTTCCGTTTTCACCTTTTATCAGGACGTACACGAGGTATAAGAGAGCCATTGACGATTACAGACGCGACTATAACAACAAGGAGAAGATTGATGAATAAACCGGTGTATTTGTGGTGTGAACAGAAAGACTGCAAGAAACACATTCTTTTGATTTTCAGACCATATAAACCAATAGTGCATGATGCTGTGAAAGCTGGTTGGGAATATAAGTCAGATAAATGGTTTTGTAACTGGTGTGCTGCAAAGTAAAACTAAAGGGGCTCAAGGCCCCTTCTTCATATCCTTACCCCACCACATCAAAGTCATTTTTGTAATATCTGCTATCGTAGTTTATTGCACTCACCGTATTCGTCTCAGCACCATTGTCGTCTATCTTAAACTCGATGGTTTCCGGCAGTATCGCGATAGACTCCCTCAGTTGCTCAGACACAAGCACGAACTTAGTCCGATCCTGACTGTAGCCATCGTAGATAGCCTCAGCAGGAAGTTCACTGAGAGCGATAGTGAAGTCGTCTACCTGGGTGCAGAGGATAGGGTCACTGTTGTCACCGTTGCTCTTAGTGAATGTGACGTAATGGTCCTCACCGTCCACAAACACGACTGGTTCAGATAATTCAACCAGCAGGCCGTTCACTTCGACAACCTCACCATCGAAAACACGGTAGCCGTCAGTGCTATCAGGTCTGACCACAAAACGAGTGCCGTCCGGTGAGTCGATCCGTTTACCTGGGATAATATTGCGACCGAACTCATCGACATCAAAACTCACGTTGTATCGGCTGTAAATCTGACGGTTGTAGACTCTGTAAGCGAATTTATAAGCCTGCTCGCGGGTGATGCAACCATTGAAGTCGATACGTTCTGGATTCGTTGCTGACCTGTCTTCCGGCACATAGAACGTCTCAGTGACACCGCTGTTCTCATCTCGCCAAGAGACCTCTACACCATCCTATTCACGCCCG